AGGAAATATTAGATGAAATCGAAAACAACGCAGTCGGTCAACGAAAATCAACCCTTAACAAAGCCAGAACTTTTAATGCTCAGTTGTCAGACGGAGGAACAGTTAACGAGGCTCCAAAGGTTAACACGGGCAGTGCAGGAAGCAAACAAAAGAAAGTTGCTGAACCAAAAGTAAAAGCTGAAAAGCCAAAGTTTGCCGGAGATGCCATTAAACAAGTTATCAAACAGAATGATGATATTGACAATGCTCTTAACGATCTTCTAGGTTTATTGGGTGAAGAAGATAACACGATATTAAAACACTCCAACGGGCCATCAGATAAAACCCCTGAGCAGCTTTCAAAGATAAACGCAGCAGGATTTAAACTTGTAGATGCTTTCACCAAACAAGGCGTTTATAAATTCGCTGATATTATTTCAGGTATTGAATCTAAGGGCGTTCCTATTTCTCCCGAATTGCTTTCAGCCTGTAAAAAGGGATATGCTTCTTTCTTACTTGAAAATGAAGATGCAAGACTTGATGATTTCACAGCAGTACGAGCGTACACATACAAAATAAATTCACCTAAAGAGGACAAAAACAGCGATTTAGGTCGTAACTTTGACAAAAATAACAACGATGTACCAGATAGACCAGGAAGTAGCCAACCAGATAGCGGAAACAGTGCCAATGAAGTACCCGAAAATGGAACTCCTGTTCTCAGTGGACGAGGAAGCAGCGAACCGGTACGAAATGAAACTCCGGCAGGAAGTGGAAAAGCAGTCAGACGAAACCGTAGCGAGGGCGGTGGTGGCCTTTTTGCCAATTTACCTGGAGAACAAGGCGATAACGAAGTATATCAAGCGGACCCGAAACCAATCGTTACGAACAATGATGCCGGAGATTTTGACGGCAGAGGAAGCAGCATTGATAGCCCAGAAGGACATAATGTCAATGACATCGTTACAGGTAAGCCAGACGGCACAAATAATGAAGGATTACCAGAAACGTTTCAGCAGCGCACAGCCAAAAGGCTGATACAACAGCAGCAAAACGAATCCATACCAGTTAAGTTAATGGATGAGGCGAACATTCGCCAAACCCTCCCATATCTGTTAGACGAACAACAGGATGATGTTCTGAAAGCAGAAACCCGATTCTTCTCAGAAGCGCACAAAACAAAAGACCTTGCCAACGGTAAGGGTATTCTGTTTACCAACGGGACCGGCACAGGTAAAACATTCACGGGATTAGGAATTATTAAACGTTTTGCCAAGCAAGGTAAGGGGCAGATACTTATTGTTGTTCCCTCAGAACCTAAGATTAAAGACTGGATAAAAGACGGCATTAACTTAGGACTTGATATTACTAACCTTGAAGATACCAAGACAGCCGGGAAAGGAATAAAAATTTGTACTTATGCAAATTTCCGTTCAAATGATGCTTTAAAAAACCGTGACCTTGATTTAATCGTTTACGATGAATCACACCGGTTAATGGAAGAAAAGAAAGGTACAGCATCAGCAACTACCTATGCACACTTCGGATTAAGCAACGTATCGGTATCAACAGCATTTCAGAGAATAACTGACGTTCACCCTGTTTGGATTAAGCACAGGGAAGCTATGACCCAATACAGGGAACTTAACGCATCCCTGAATAATGACAATGCAGCTAATCCGGCAGCATCAGAAGCAGCAGTAAAGGTATTATCAAAGGTTATTGATGATCTGGAAGCCAAAAAGAAAGAACTCGAACCTGCATTACTTGAACGTGCAAAGAGAGCATACGAAAATACCAAAGTAGTATTCCTTTCAGCAACACCATTTAAAGGGCATTTCAATTTACGCTATGCTAACAGGGTATTATTTGACTATACAGGCGAAGAAATAACCAATGCAAGAGGAAGCAGGGTAGATGCTGAAAGTCGTTTCTTCCTTGAAAACTTCGGTAGTGCGTATCAGTGGAAACATCACCAACTGGAAACTAAAGAGCATTCAAACCCCGAAGCAATAGCAATGCAGGAGGTTGAATTTGCTCAGAAGCTAATGAGCCAGGGTGTAATGTCGGGACGTGCTATTGAAAGTGATATGGATTACTCCCGTGAGTTCCCGTTAGTAGCACTCGATAACGCAGAGTTATTCAATAACGGACTGAATGATATTTTCAATTACGAAACCAAAGAGTTTGAAGGACTGCAGAGCGCAGCACGTGACGTATTTTATGATTATAACTATACAACACAGCTTTTTGAATCCTTAAAGGCTTCTATGGTAATACCACGTATTGAAAAACACCTTGCATTAGGTCGTAAAGTCGTTGTATTCCACAGAAGGAAACAAGCCAATGTATCACCCCCATTCAAAACTATTATTGACAGGACGGTAAGTATGGCTAATGAGGTATTGAATGATACCAATTCATCAGCAGAAAATAAAGAAAAAGCACGTTTAGCACTATCACAGGCTAATAACTTTGAGGATAAGTACGCTGATCTTTTAGCATACGAGCAAACCCTTAATTATAATCCTGCCATTGAACAAATACAAGCAGCATTCGGTACTGACAGGGTAGCATTAATTAACGGTGACGTATCAAAAGCCAACAAACCTGCAAATATTGCCAAGTTCAATAAAGACGGTTCCGGAGTCGATATAATCGTTGTACAGGAAGAAGCCGGGAAAGAAGGTATTTCATTACACGACACATCCGGCAAGAACCAGAGAGTCCTTATGAGCTTGTCAATGCCTATTTCATCTACAACAGCATTGCAGATTGAAGGTAGGATATTCCGTATAGGTCAGGAATCAAACGCCATATTTGAAAACCCTTTGTTAGGGCTTGATATGGAGATTGAAAACTTCGGACGTAACGTAAACAAGAAATTAAGTACTACCGAAAACTTAGCAGTAGGAGATCAGGCACGTGATTTACTCCGTTCATTCGCAGAAGGTGTATTGTGGAACTCTAAAACCGATGATCCAAACCTTGAACAAGGAAAAGGAGGCAAGGAATACGATAAAAAAGCACAACAGCAGCTTTCAGAGTTCCGCAGGGCAGTATTGGTATATAACACCCTGCAAAAGACCACAGGGCTCAGAGATCAAAGGGAGGGGACAGACTATTACGCTACTCCGGAGCCAGTAGGTCAGAAGATGGTGGAATGGTTAGGATTGCAGTTTGAAGAATCAGCACTGGAACCAAGCGCAGGACACGGGGCAATAGCTATGTGGTTTCCTGAATACGCAACAGTAACAGCCGTTGAGCCTTCACATGCTTTATTCTCAAAACTGAATGCACGTTCCGGTGGGGGAACACGTAAAATCATTAACGATACATTTGAAAACCTGAATATCGTTAATAAGTTTCACGGTATTGCAATGAATCCCCCTTTTGGTAGTGGTGGTAAAACCGCAATGGACCATGTGGCAAAAGCATTTACGCACCTTAAAAACGGTGGACGTATTGTTGCTTTAATCCCCGAAGGTAAAATGTCGGACAGGCTTGATACTTTCCTTTATGGTACTGACGAGAACGGGAAACAGATTAATCCGGATGCTCATTTAGTAGCAAGCATTAAACTACCATCAGTAACATTCAAACAAGCAGGAACAAGTGTTTCGACACGTATTGTTGTTATTGATAAATATGAGCATAAGTCGGAAAGGCAGTTTGCAAACGAATTAGGGGCAGAGAACGGACGTAATTATTTAGCCGGTAAACCCATTCTTTCAACGGATGAAATACAGGCCGAGGCTAGCAGGAGATTCAACGAACAAAACAGCAAATACAGCTATCCGGAAAACCTTGATTACTCCCATATCGAAAAGATTGAGGATTTATTTGATGCGCTGGAAGATGTAACGGTAAACGAAAGGCTTAATGTAGGGGAATCACAGCCACAGCAGCCTAGCATAACTCCCTCCAATGACAACGTAATTAAAATAGATGCTCCTTATACACTTGAAACAGTTAAGCACACACAGACGGGCGCAGACCTGTATATGGTGAAATTGGGTGACCGTATAGCTTCGGATGAATACGCTATTATCAAAGATCACGCTAAATCATTTGGGGGATTCTGGGATAAATGGAGTAAAGGGTTTAGGTTTCCCGACCTGGAAAGCAGGCAGAAGTTTGTTGATAAGGCTTTTGCGTTCCCGGATGAAAATTCGATAATGAAACACTCTAACAGTGAGTTTGCGGGGGATCATCTGAAAAGGATTTCAGAAACGCAAGACGTAAGCGAAAGGCAGAAGGTTTATTTACAGGGACAGATAAATTCATCTTTTTCTATTGAGCAAACCGATTTCACCAACCTCCCATTACCAGAACGTCATTCCTTAATCAATACCGAGGCCAAATCAATACTTTCAGAACTCCAAAACAAAACACCTTTACTCGTAGTTCAAAGCGAAAAGGACGTAAGAAACTGGTACTTTGACAATAAAGCCAGTTCAGGACACATGAAAGAGATTGAAGATGCACTCCTTGATAAATCGGCAGATGCTTTCTTTGATGGCACATACAGACATATTGTAGTTATCGCCAGCCGTGTTCCTTCAATGGAATCTATACGTCCTACCATCATACACGAAACAGTACATGCACATAACAGAGCGTTTCTATCAGCACGAAGAAGCCAGATACTACAATACTTCCATGACCTTAAAGGATATGAGAGCATTGACGGTATGCTTAATAAAAGTTATGACGATTACACCGAATACGATAGGGCAGACGAAGCATTAGCATATACCATACAGGGAATGATAGTAAACGGTGTTATCCCTACCGAAGAACCATTGACATACAAACAGATTATGGATGTTGTCGAGGGTAAAGAAATAATTGATAACTTTGAAAGACGATTTATAAGCACCCTATATTATGGAACAAACAGAAAGGTTTTATATAACAAGCCCATCGGGGATTCACATAGCAACCTATCTAACACAGGAGCAGATAGCGGAGAAAGCCAGACTTCACAAGGAGAAGCCGGAAATGACAGCATGGGAACTGTACTTAGCAGTTCGCAAGACAGACCAAGATTCGCAGGAGAACTCTTAGGGGAAGGAAGTGTTAATTTACTGAAACATTCCTCCAATAACAATATCCCTCCTTCGGTTAATCCTACGGTAGATGCAGAAAGACCACAATTTGCAGGAATGCAAATGAAACGCATCATCGGGAAGAAAGATTATGGAGATAGGTTTGCAGACTGGATTGCTGAAAACGTACACAGTGTTGACCTTTGGCAGCAGGAAATGGCAAAGGACGGAATAAAGGGATTGAAACTATTTGACGTTTACAGTTTGCTCAGGCGAAGGAAGGGCTTAATAAAAGGCCTGGTTGATACATTTGACGAAGGAGTATTCACGGACCTGCAAACGGAGATAGCTCACCTTATCGACCAACAGCACGTTTCATCAAAAGAAATTCAGCGTTATCTTAAAGCTAAATCAGCTATTGAGAGAAACGACAACGAGGGTATAAGGGCAATAAGTGAAGATCCGGAAGATTCATGGAACAGGCAAACGGTTGAACAGATTGTTAAGGAATTTGAACAGAAAATAAGCCCTAATCTTATTGATTCACTTTGGAGCAAGGTAAAGGCTTCAACTGATTTTACTATTGATAATCTGTATTTACATAGTGTTATCACAAAAGAAGATCACGACAAGTTTAATGATCGGAAATATTACATTCCTTTGCGCGGATGGGAATATGACGAAATGAACCCTAACCCGGAGGACTTTTACGATTATGTAAACAACGAAGGACAGGGTATTACTTCACAAACTTATGTTAAGGCCACAATAAAAGCTAAAGGCCGTACTTCTGAGCCTGGTGATCCATTACCCTACATTCGACAGATGGCACATTCAGCTATCATGACAAGTGTTAAAAATAAGATAGCACGTACAGCCCTTCAGTTATTCAGGATGAATAAAGATAATCCTGCAATGGGGCAGTATATGTATATTAAAGCACCTTTCAAGGGTAACGCACACGAAGCAAAGAGGACAAGGGCAACAGCAGAGAAACATGAGATTATGGGCTACGATAACGGGGATAGGTTTACACTCGTTTTAGGCGATCCTCATGTAGCGCAAAGCATAAAGGGAGAGAATGTGTTACTTAAAGAAACTTCAAAGTGGCTAGGTAATTCATGGATGGGTAAACTTACTCAGTTTATGAAGGCTAATTTCACCGGTAAAAACCCTAACTTCTTCCTGAATAACTTTATGTTTATTGACTTACCGTATGCAGCAATTACGGAGGGTATCAGGAAAGAAGGAGAGGCCGGACAGTTCATCAGGCAGATTGTAACGGGTAAATCATTCGGTACTATTCACCGGGATATTAGGAAACAACTAAACCCGTTATCACAGGCAGAAACAATAACTGCAGGGCTACACAATAAACAATCTATTGTATCGGCAATACAACAGTACGGAGAGCAAAGAGTACTTGATACCCTTTATAAGATGTGGAAAGATTCGGGAGGACCAACCGGATGGATGCAGCTTGAAAGTTTTGAGAAGTCAGCAGAGAAGATTGAGAAGGAAATTAACAGGATAAGGGCAAAAGAAGCAGATTTCGGGAAAGGAACCGGTAAGTTGTCGGGTAAAGACAAGGTATTTTATAACTATCCACTTCGCAAGGGGGCAGAGTTAATGACCTATGTTATGGATATGTCAGAACAAAGTTCCCGTTTTGCCGTATTCGTAAGCCGTAAAATGGCAGGGCAGAGTTCAGAACAAGCAGCTTTAGCAAGTAAAGAGGCTACTGTTGACTTTGACAGGACAGGCCAGGCCAGCACTGTATTTAATCAGTTGTTTGCGTTCTTCAAGCCTACCGTATCGGCTACATACGGAATTTATAAAATGGGGAAAGAAAACAAGGCTAAATTCGGATATGCTTTAGGTTCATTCTTTGCATTGGGAGTTCTTCAAGCTATATTAGCATACATGACTATGCCGGATGATGAGGGAGGAGAGAATACGTATGATAACATTCCCGATTACGATAAACTTAATAACCTTATCATAAATAGGGGTGATGGCAAATATGTTAAGATTCCTTTACCACAATTCTTTAGGGCTATTTACGCATTAGGAGTTACTTCTACAATGGCTGCAATGGGTAAACTTTCTGCCGGAGAGTTTGCAGCTAGTAACTTGAAAAATTTAACCGGTGCATTAACTCCATTTAATGTAAGTGGTGATGATCTGGGACGCACCCTGGTTCCTACCGCTTTAACTCCTGCCTATGATATAGCCGTAAATCAAAACTTTGCCGGGAAGAAGGTACACAAAGAGCAATTTACTACAAAGTTAGAAGATCGTATTCCGGGATCACAGGAAGGATTAAATTCAACCTTTGAGCCTTTAGTACAGGCTACACAATGGCTTAATGAGTTTGGTGGTGGTAATGAGTATACTAAAGCCGGGCAGGGACTAGATCCAGAAACAGGATTAAAAGAGGATAACACGTTAAAAACTATGTTATTTGACTGGAACCCTGCCGATATTCAGCATGTATCTGAAACTGTTGGAGGTGGAAGGGTTAAGTTCTTCAGACAGGTATTCAATACAGCCTATAACGCTGTTACCCCTGATGGTAAAATGAATGAATGGGACGTTCCGTTATTCTACCGTTATTTAGGACGTTCACAGGACAGCAACCCGATGTCAACCTACTACAACGCACTAAAAGCAGTTGATGAATATAAATATCAGATTAATAATTTGAAAAAGGATGATCCTAAAGAGGCTTTACAGATGATGAACAAATACCAGTTCATGAACGAGCTTACATACATCACCAAATTAGCTGATAAGAATATTAAAAACATCGAAAATAACGCAGAAAACGCCACAAGTTCAGAAGCAATGTTAAAATACAAGACAGATGCGGAGAATGCAGCAAAAATATTTAAAACTCAGGTTGGAACCCTTGAAAAGAAGTACAAAATAAATCTGAAATAACATGATACTCGACACCGAACAACTAAAAATACGCAGGAGAGTACTTCCTGGTAAGAAGAAAACCACTGGCAAAGCAAGTGCGAGTACTGAACGTTTCTATGAAAACAGGGAGGATAATATGCGAGTGCTTAACATAGCACGTAAATATTGGGAGGACCTGACAGATTGGAGAGAAAGAAGCTTCCGTTCATTTATGTACTACAGGGGTAAACAGTGGCATGAAAAAGTTATTGTTTCGGACCGTGACGGAAAGGGTATCACCATGACGGAGGAAGAATACATAAAGACACAGGGCAAGATACCATTCAAACAAAACCTTATAAGGCCTGTTATACGCAGTATTGTTTCGCAGTACAGAAGTAATCCTAGTAAGAGTATGGCTATTGCCAGATCAAAGGAGAACTCATCGAAAAGCGAAATGCTTACAACTATGCTGCAGGCTGAACTTGACGTTAACGAAGCTCACGACCTGGATGCACGTAACCTTGAAAACTTCCTTTTGTATGGTGGAGTTATCGGGAAAGTAGGATATAAATACATGCCTACCCTTAACAGAGAGTCATTATTTATTGACAATATACCTTATGACAGGATATTCTTCAACTCAGGGATAAAAGATACAAGGCTTAACGAGTTAAACTTTGTAGGTGATATTATTGATGCACCTATTGAATATATGGTTGCTGCATTTGCCGGAAGCAATAAAGAAGATGAAAAGATAATACGTGAGTTATTCAAAAATCACAAAACCGATTACCCGGGAACGGGTCAGACGTTAACACATCAGGACACACAAGTTAGTGACTTCCTTATTCCTAACGATATGTCGTTATGCCGGTTATTCGAGATATGGGAGTTTAGGGCAGAATGGAGGCTTTATGTGCATGATTACTATGACGGAACACGCCAGGTACTTAAAGCTACAAAAGCACAGATTGACGAGATAAACAGTAAACGTATAGCCTACTATGCTCAAAACGGAGTGCCGGAGGAAGAAGTACCTTTGATGGTAGCTACCGAGAAGTTTGAACAATACTGGTATGTGAAGTACTTAACTCCACAAGGAGCCTGTTTGTATGAAGCAGAAACCCCGTATCAGCACGAGGAACACCCTTACGCTATTAGCCTTTATCCTTTGGTTAACGGAGAGGTCTGGGGATTATCCGAGGATTTGATAGACCAACAGAGGTTTATTAACAGGTTGATTATCGCACAGGAGTTCCAAAGGAGCGCAGCAGCTAAAGGGGTTCTTTTGGTTCCCGAAGATTCTATTCCTGACGATATGACCATTGAGGACTTCGCGGAAGAATGGACCAAGTACAACGGAGTTATCAAAATTAAGATCAAGCCAGGGGCTACTATTCCTCAACAGATTTCAGCACGTGCCATTGATCCTGACAGCAACGGGGCTATACAGATGCAAATGGACTTTATGATGCGCACAGGAGGAGTAGGTAACGCCATACAAGGTATTACCGCCAAATCGGGTACACCTTCAAGCCTATACGCACAGGAAGCCCAAAATTCAGCAATGAACAACATTGATATTATTGAATCATTCGGGGCTTATAAGAAACGCAGGGATAAAAAGGCATTAAGTATTATCCGTCAGTATTACGAGGACAGGATTATAACTATTGCCGGTAAAGCGTATTCTAAAGATGCACAGATGTACAAAGCATCAGAAGCTAAGGCAATGAAGGATATTGATATTAATATCGTTCAGGGTGCTGATTCACCGGTATTCAGGAGTATGATTGACGATCAGTTGTTCAAATGGGTTGATACCAATAAAATTGATATTGAAATTGCACTTGCTCATTGTAGTATTCCGTTTGCGGATAACCTTTTAGCGGATATTCAAAGTAAGAGGAAAGAGGCCGAACAGATGATGGCGCAGCAGCAACAGATGGCAGGACAACAGCCGGTGCAGCCGGAAGGAATTACAGCGTAAAAGAAAGGCCGGGAGTTAACCGGTCTTTTTGTTTATTGTAGTTTTTCGTAAATAGCTTTGATTACTTTAGCATCCCAAAGTGAATTATGCTTTAATTCTGCATTTGGGTTTAAACTATCAAGCGTTTCAGCATTTTTGTTGTTAACCATTAACACTGAATCATTACCAACAGAAAGGGTTTCCCGATTCAAATCAAACGCTTCCCATACCGAAATTCCACGTTTAATAGCGATAAGGTCATTCAAATCCTGCGGAACGGGTGAAATGTTTGAGGGAAGTTTTGGGAGTCCTATTCTCCCCCCAATATTAAAAACCTTAGGATCAGGCATTTTACTTACCACAATAGGTCCACTACGCTTCCACTCATCAATAAACTCCTCAATGGTAACATCAATAGGAATAATTGAAGTATCAATCATTAATTGCATGGGCACTTCATC